AGAGTTGGATTGAAGCTCTTGGATGTCTCTTAGAGTCAACCCTTTGAAGTCAAGGACATCAGAAGAACCTTCTCTGCGCAGGAATTGCCCTGCTGAACCGCCAGTCACACGAATCCTAGACATGTCTCCAAGAGTAAGTCTGTTAGTGCCAGTTACATTAAAGTCAACGTTCGCATTAAAGATAGTGTTTGCATAAACATCAAACTCACGAGCACCTGTACCACTGATCTCAACGTTTGACTGAACAACGAGCAAAGATTCGTTTGTAGTATTGCCGCCTTGGATAGTAGTAGCTCGAATCTCATCAGCAGAAAATGTACCAATAATATGCGCATTACCTGTGGCTAAACCACCACGATTGGAAGAACCCGCTCTTGAAACAGTAACAGCATTATTAGAAATTACTGTGGCATAGAAATTAGTATTCAGCCGCCAAGTATTAAAGCTGTCAGTAAGTTCTGTATTTGGTACATTGACTGTCATTTGTTTTCTTCTCTATCTAATAATTTAACCAGAAGCGACTTAATTTCTGATATGTCGCTTTCCAGTTTATCTACCCTGTCCAAAGAACGATCAATTTCTTTTTGCCTCGCTCTTCTCGCTTTATAATCTTTGAGAGATTGTATATCAACATTCAAAACAGCAGAGGTACTCATGTCCCTCACTATGTCATCATTATTTTCTATCTTCACTTTACTCATTTTTGTAGCGCTATCACTCGCATATCTCTAACCAATGGCACAACCTGAGTACCTGTAGAAGTCATAACGATCTTAATTGCAAAGCTCTTAAATCCGTTAAATTTACTTCCGTTTGAGTTCATATACCAAACAACCTCATCGTCGCTAGTATTTAGTCTAGCATGAGAGTTAGCGCTCGCAGCAGCCAAGAAGTTTTGCCCGTCAGTATTAGCAGAGAAAGAATATTCATACTCTTTATAATCTTCTCTGTTCACAGAGTCAGAATCGCCAGTTGATGTATCTACTGTTAGCGGAGTGTAATCCTTTTCATAGATACCTTCAGGATCTTCTGGGTTGTGGATTCTTGCATAAACTTTTACATCTGTTCCAGAAGGTTTCCAAGCACTCACAAAAACTTTAATGTCTTCAGCTTCGTTTCCGTCAGATAGCTCAACAATTTTGGAAATGTGTCTTACTTCTGAATTACCAACTTCTTTATGCTCGTCAGTAGCATCATTATTGATTGAGTTGCCGATAGCCAGAACATTAAGTCTGGAAGCATCAACAATTGGCGAAACGTTTGGATCAGAAGTTCTGATTTTACCACGAATCAATAGGGATTTGTTTGTACCGTTTCTTGCAGCCAAACCAACTTCATTTGATCTTGAATACAGCTGCTTCTCTGAATCCAAGTATTCTGTAGTCTTACCATTATCGCCAGCAACAAACGTATCGGAGATAACACCAGTAGAAGAAGTGGTTCTTACAGTCCACTCAACACTTGTGTTTGAGTATTCAATAGTTGGCAGTTTAGGAACAAGAGCATTGAAAGGAACATTATAGATACTTTCAATTTGCGCACGGGCACCCGAAGTCTGACCAACCACATAACTGTTAGCTGAGAAACCACCGTTGGAGTCAACAAGATGCAACTTACTATTAACTTGATCTTCGTAGTATGCAAACCCAACAGCTGTTCCTGGAGTAAATGCATCAACAGTACCAGTTCCTGTCCAGCTAGTGCCGGAAACAGATACATTCGAGCCTGCAGCTGCAGCTGGAACCCAAGCGCTGGCACCATAGTTGGCTGCGGTTTGTAACTCTACCTCGCCAGCACCATCATCTGAAGTAATGGAGATAACTTCAGCATTAGCAGTGAAGGAATTGTACGTTAGGTTGATGTAGTTTCCTGTTGCTAGAGCTGTAGTATTACCTGTAATGCCTGTAATGGTCATGGTTGGTAGATCTGAAACCTTCTCGCCAAGCATAAAGTTTTTCAATTTATTCTGTGTATTGAAGAACTCATAATTTTTATTCTGGAGATAAAGTAGACCATCAACATTTGTCTGGAATTTAGCCTTCCTGAGTACAAACTTTATATCTTCTTTCTGTGAAACCGACCAAGTCGTATCATTTGAAGATGTCATCATAACACCAGCTGCTGGTGCTTTATCAACAAGGAGGTTTGAGGTAATATCTGTACCACCCAATTCTGCTGTCCAGATTCTAAACTCATCACTATTGCCTGCTGGGATAACCACAAAACAATAATCTTTACCGTTCTTCAGGAATACTGGGGAATCGAAAGTAAAGGTTGTGGCAACAGATGCATCAGCACTGATTTCAACCAAGTTTCTGGTTGTTGAGCCGAATGGAACAATTGTTGAAGTTGGGGTTCCATTCTCCATTTCACGAATTTGAATTGTGATGGGGTATTGCACAGACCTTTTAGCGAAGAACAGATCTAGTTCTGTCACAAAAATACCATCAGATTCTGCGGCGGAAACGAAGAAGCTTTGTGCAATTGGGTCGCTATTCACGCCTGCGCCTTCACCACCCTCACGGCGACGTGGTGGTGGTGGGGGTGGCGGAATAACCTGCCTTCTCACCGAAGTCAATCTTCTGCTTGATGTCACTGCCGTATCAACAAACTGAGGAACCTTAATATTCATGATCGACTTTTGCTGGTCAACATCAACAGGAACACTTGTGTATTCAGCCTTTGCTGAAGTGGTAACGGTGTCAATTTCTCTTAGAGGATCTTCAATATCTAATAGTTTGAATTCACGTGAACCGATTCTGAATTTCAGATTGTCATCATTAGGAATAGTGAAATGTCCAAAAACGTTACCATTATGGTCAGTAATCAGTTCCGAACCGACAGAGCCAGTATTTGCATAATTCTCATTTGAGGGGGACACATATGCGCTTACGTCCTCGCCGTCAAAGAATGGCCAAACACGAGTGTCTGGTCTCATCCGAATGCCTTGGAACTTAATAGTTTTCGAGCGCATATAATCTCGAATAGCAACATTAGTAGTTCTTGTACCAAGATCAAATGACTGGATAGCAGGACTTACAGTAGTTGTCACACCATTTCTGATTTGAGACGTTTGAGTTGTGGTTGTGATTACTCTACCACCACCAGCTGTATTTCGAGTATTTACATCTCTATCTGTGTTACTTGTTTCCCAACCACCCCAGTCTGTTCCTGTGACTCCTGTTCTATTAGCAAGCTCAACAAAGGAATCATACATACCATCAAAGTCAAGCTGAACATCTGGAAGCGTATTGATGTCAGTAGCGTTGTCCATTGACGGGAAAAGGTTTACTTCACCAGTCCAATTAAACGTTAATTCCTGTACAGGATTTCGTTGCTTAGTGGCATATGGCTGTGAAACATATTCAACGCTAGTGTGGTTTAATGCATATGTCTCATTCCCGACCCGACCAGCAACAGTGGTCACATCAGCGCTGACCAAACCCGTCGAAGAATCTTCAAATTCAACATAGTTTTTCTGGAACGTTGGTCTCAGCAAACCTTTTGTCTTGTCAATAGCAGCTCTATAGCCTTCTCTTGTAGTATCAGCAACGTTGTGTCCAACGAAGTTATCTACCAAGAAACCATTTTTAAATCTATCGAGACCAGAGCCATTAAAGATCTGCTTATTTCTTGCAGAAAGCTCAAGCGCATTAAGAGAAGAATAATATTCAACATTCTTCAGACGTCGATCAAGAACACGAATATCTCTCATGACATATCTTCTGTTGTTCTCAACGTTCACACGAACTTGATAATCTGGTCTGTTCTTAGCTTTTGCAACATACGGGGAAAGGGATGGATAAGGAGGAATATCCAAAACAGCAAGAGTCATCGAAGAAGCTTTTTCTTCTGGCACTCTTGGTAATCTTGAAGGAACCCCTTGTGTGATTTCAAACGTACCTTCAGAGCTGAGTGTAACTCTGTCTTTTCTTGGCAAGTAAAATTGGACCGCAGTTTGGAAGTTCTCGTCTGGGGTTGGCGTATGCGCACCTGTTGATGCAATAGAGAACACACTACCAATTCCAGGGTTATTTGGAGCTGAACCAGCAGTTGCAGTTGGAGTAATAACTTCAGTTGTATATGGGCGGAAATCGATTGAATCTCTCAAGTCATATATCTTACCACTTGTTGGTGAGATGAACAGAGGGATATCCGCTGTAGCCATTTTATCAGCAGCATCTGCATTCGCATCGTCAATCGGGTACGAGTCTGCGCAGAGGAATCCAGTACCACTAGAAATATCTCTACCAAAATAATCAAATTCTACAAGAAGCTCTGAGTTTGATACGTCAAGAGAACTTGTTGATTTCTTAATTAATTTTGAAGTCGCATAGTGCGTATCTTTTTGGCCATCGTCCAAGATAAAATGCGAAGTAACATCTTCACTCGATGTTGTGACACCAGAAGAAGCTTTATACACTTTCCTGATACGAGTGATATCAGAAACACCAAGAGACCAAGGACCAACGGAACCTGATGGGTGAGAAGAAGTCGTAAGCTTGACGAATTTATTTTTATTGATTACTTTCGATGCTGGGATCGCATCAGTTCTCAGAGTATTATAGAGAACCGAAGCCGTAAATGTACCCGTAAGAGTAATCCCAGAAGCGCCGAATAGAGAAATACTATGTTGATTTGTTGTAGATACTATTGTCCCACGATTGGCTAAATCAAAGACTTTACCATTCGGGATTGACATCTTATGGTTGTGAGATAGACCACTGCCGTCAGTTAATTGGCTGTCATCATTCTGACACTCGAGAGATGTTTGGCTGTCGATCTTCGTGATGACAGCACTCTCACTATTGAAGGTGATTATATCTCCGACCACATATTGGTCTTGGAAAGTTGTCAAAGAACCTGTGACGGTAGCAACTCCAAGAGTGGTACTGACATCAGAAATCGTGCCAGTCAAGTCGCCTGTCTCAGCTGTGGAAGTAGCGACTACAATAATATTTTTCTCGTCTGGTGTAGTCAACGTACCAGTATCATTCATGACGTTAGTCCCGCCAGAATGCGCTGTGTTGGAAGATACAGTAGAGGTGCCACCAGTAGTGAATGTAATTGTAGATTCATTTCTGAAAACAAATTGAGTTTCTACAGCGTTGTCTTTATTTCTAAGAGTTTTAGTTCCGCTTTGGGCGAATGGGAATACCAGTCCACTCAAAGAAGAATCTTTAATAGAAGCGTTACCACCCTCAAGAACGACATCAGCAAAAGCTTTCTGCCCATTCTGGCTATTCATGATAACTGATCTCACTTCAGTGAATGAGTGTCCAGCTGCCATATTAATATCGCTGATGTAGATTCTGTATTGCCCTGTCGGTGTTGCGCCATCTCCAGAATTATACTGAACGCCACGAACATATGCAGTACCAATAGATTGTCCAGACAAACCAGTTGTAGCATATGTTGTTGAGCTCACAGCTTTATGGGCTGTGTCATAAAGATAAACACCACGCAAACCTTGGACGTCAAACTGCCCTGCTACCTCGTCGCAAATTACATAAGAACCGATTGCTTGGCCAATAACTGTGGACTCGTTTGTTTCAACGGTTGTAGCTTTTTCAATTGTGATTGGAACAGGAGAGTGTAGCTTTGTTCGCTTACCGCCAACATAACCCAACCCATCTTCAATAGAGGCGACCAATAGATCTGCATCGCCTTCATCTGCTGCACTATATCTCCCCAAGTTGGTGGAGTTTTTGAGGTGTTCACGAATACGAATATTGAATGGCTCTACAGCAAAGTTTCCGTTTGTCTCAAAGAACTTAGTGTCGATGTAATCACCAATGTCAGAATAAGTTGTGTCTTTGATTTTTGTGGTAAGCTCACCTTCTCTGAGGGTTGACACAGTGAAGAAGGTTTCGGTATTCGAAGAACCGAGAGGTCTTGTTGTAAGAACAGGTGTGAGTTTCAGTCTGTCCGCTCCAGGCGCACCAGCATTCGTTGAGCCACTTGCGTTGTCATACAAAGAGCTGTCTTCAAATGAATTTACAGTAGACTCCCTCGTTTCAAATCCAATATTGATATCAGGAACAGTTGTGTATCTACCAGCAATTGCTGATTGAGGACCAGTTCTAATAAAAACACCTTTGTGGTAAATAATGCCATCAGTAGCAGAAACTTTAAGTCCAACGCCAGTAGAATTAGAGGAATAGCTTGTCGCTGCAGCGATGAATGCATTAGAAGAATAGTTCTTAACAACAAGAACTTCATCATCAAGGAAAGATTTGCTAGTATTATTTGAACCAGAGTTAACATAGTCGACATAGATAGTTGAGGTAGAAGGAAATGCCTGCTCAGTACCTTGTTTGAATGCGACAAGGCGACCAATCATACCACTTGTTTCACCGACAACGATAGCATTGGCAAGTTTGCCAGTCGCTGTCAAGAAGTTTTCTTCGATCACAAGAGTGTTGTTTGCATCTCTGTCTTTAATCCGCACCCAGTTCACACGGTTGGTTGTGAGGCTGATACCACTAACAACAGTACCATTCACCAAAACTTCGTTTGCGAACCTTTCCACCTGATTCTGCAAGATAGTTTGGAGCTGGGTTAGCTCTCTTGCTTGAACCGCATATCCAGGACGAAATAAAACCCTGTGGAAGTTTTTAGCTTCCTCGTAATCGTCGAAATATGGGCTTTCATTGAGGTTTGTTTCAAGTGTCATTTATTCTACCTTTAAAAATCTAGAATGATTTTAAAATCTTCTGTTTGATCTATTTTTCTTTCGACGGGTTCAAAGTTCTCAGTATAGAGCACTTCACCAGAGAATGTATTGGCTTCTGGACCACGAATTCTTTCGACAACTGCGACTTTAACATCAGACTCAGATGTCATAAGAATATCGTCTTTAGTGAACGGAGTGTACTTCCCATAACTTTCAACATTATTTAGGTATATTGTATAGAAGGAATTATCGTCTTCAGTCTCATCTTTTCGAGTAAATACAACAGAACCATTAGATGCTTGTACTGCATTTTTAAGAGCATCTCTACTCAAGATAGCCAAGCTCGTATCAGTAACAAACTCAAGTTGACCAAACTCTGCTCTTGCTCTGTTTCTTTCGTTTGTGAGGATATCGCCAACCTGAATTGGGTTTACTGGTTCATTATTATCCATCTGAATATATGAAGCAACAAGTCTTGTCATAAAGCTCAGAGTTGTTGGAGAATTAGAATTGTTCGCAATAGCTTCTGGTGTAATTGAATTATTAGAATTGACTTTAAGGATTGGATCCTTTAGAATAGAAAGAGTTCTGAATGATGTGTTAGCTGGAATATATCCATTACCATTTGCGGAGACGCCTTCCAAACCTTTAGTGGTGACGTTGAGCATAATCTTATCAGCGCCAAGTTCTTTAACAGGGTCGCCTCCATGCCCACCAAGCGGCGATATGATAACATTTGCACTTGCACCTGAGCCATGAATAGAGTTCGCAGTAATAATAGCTTTCGCCCTTGTATACAGAGAGCCTGTATTTAATACTGAAACATTAGCAATGGCTCCGCTGTTAGCCACTCGAGCGTATGCGAGAGCACCCGAACCATCACCAATAATAGTAACAGTCGGTGAAATGATTACTCTAGAATCCGTATTAGCAGGTGTCGAAAACTCTGCATTGACAGTTAGTGTCTTCGAAGAACCCTCATAGTTAATTACTCTACGAAGCTGCCCTGCACCACTACCAGAGAAAATATAAACTGAGCAACCATTATAAAAATTATCTACGGGCGAGGGTGGGTTTTCACCTGCGTTTGAGAGCTTGAGAGTATTGTCAGTTGAGAGCTCTACAACACCATCAGAAATTTGAACATAGCCAAATCCAGGTGAGTTTAATTCGAGAACATCAATAGATCCATTAGAGGCAGCTTGTTGGACAACCCACTGTCTCGAATTCTCGACGCTATTGCCCTGAGATTCCAATGTCTTAACTGGCATATATGATGCTGTGAGAAACTTTCTAGCTTCTCCCAAAGAAATACTATACATATATTTCCAAGTATAACCATCGCTGGTTGTAAATGGAATCTGGGAATGCCCAGTAGGTTTTACTGTTGACTTTGATGAGTTATTATTATATAAACACTTATATACATTATATTCATCAGTTAAAACATAAAAGTTTTTATCATAGATGTCTAGCTCAATATCTCTAAACATAGAATAAATTGTATCATATTCCCAGTCAACACGATTGGTAACGAAAGAAATGTCATCAGGGCTAATTCTCTTACCACCGATAAAGTTTCTTTTGATGTCATATTCCAAGTTCTGGATATTGTGTTTAGTTGTATCGGGTGAAGGTTCATTGACCCACTCTTTGTCTTGTCCGAGAACAGCATAGAGGACAACAGATTTTTTATCGTTGCTACCATCTGTTGCATTAATAGCCTCAATAAACGCTTTGGCATTATTGATTGACAAATCTTTTGTCGAATGTTTATAGAATGAAGCCATTATTCAATAGACCCTGTGTTATAATAAATTGGTTTGGAAGATACAGAACCTTCTGTCCAAGTTATTTTGGTGTTAGCCGTTGTATTATTTGTAACTATATTTAGCGGAACTGAAAGTGTTTCTCCAGAAGAAATCTCAATAGTCATGATATCGCCATTAGAATATTCAGAGAGGAATGTAGTAGAAGTCCCTGTAATATCAGAAGAAAGGTTAGCAATAGAAACACTACCATTCGCCAGCAGAAGCTTATTGTTATCTGTAGTCGCAACTGAGTTCACATCAACATTACTCTGTAACCTATACTGAGCAAAAATCCCTTGACCAGCAGGATGGACCAGTTTAAGAACAACATCTTTATACTTATCAAATGGGAGGTTGGAATTAACCTCATAAGCAAATTCATTATAGTATTTATTATCTGGAATATATCCTCTCAGAGAAGATATATGAGATCTATTTGTTGCATAGTAACCAGCAGTATTCGCTACATCATGAATAGTAAGTCGTCCAGTAGCGATAGATTCTTGATTATCTTCTGGTTTTCTTTCTGCAACCATAAGAACTCTTTCTTGATCTTTATAGCCATATCCAGAGTCAAAGGTTGCAACACGAGTAACAATACCGTTCGCACCAACAGAGCTTGCAACTCTTGCGTTGTCACCCAAAATACCATTGTCTACAATTTCTACAATATCAGCTCTTCCGATGTCTGTTGCATTTCTTGTGTCAACGGTGTATGGGATATACTCTGACCCCATCTTATGGATTTCAACAGCTTCATTAATTTTCCATTCAATATTTGATGGAGTTCTTTGACCATGCCTCTGCCAAACTCTAACCCATGTCTCAAAGGAACCATTTGCATACGAATCTGTTGTGATCGTCTGGATACCGTAACCACCTTTAACGTCACCAATTGCGCCGCTTTCAGTGCCAGTAAGTCTATCGTTGCTATCAAGTTTCGTTACAGAAGTATTACCTGTTGCCCAGTTTTCGTTATTTGATCTCAAGCGCAGATAAGATTCATTGATACCAAGTGATGCGATGTCGTTTTCACGCACAACAACCCTTGGAGCGATAGTGTATCCAGAGCCACCAACAATATTGGAGAGCCTTTGGATTGTACCGAAAGTGGTATTCTTAAAGATCAATGAATGGATGAGTTTAGTGTAAACTGCTTCGGTTGTTGTATTAGAAGTATCAGAAACAACATTACCAACATAAGCATTTTGTGAAACTTCGTAAATTGGTTCATCTTCAATAAAAGATCTAATCGGACCAGTAACAAACTGGTCTGAAATGGAAGAAGTCAAGTTAGCACCTACGACGAAGGTGAACATATCTCTTACGTCTAGGGAGTTTTCAGCGTCAACATAGCCGTTAGCAACAGTCTGACCAAACTTCTTGATCACGGCATATGCATTTGAAACTGCACCTCGAAGTTCTTGCCCCTCTTGAAGAGAAACATTATTTGCAAAGAACCCGATTTGTAGAACATGCGTACCAGTGGTATTTGCTTGGAAAGATGTTACCGTACCAACGCTGTCTCCAGTATTTGAACCCAAGAGAACCGACTCTGTATTTTGGAATAGTCTGTATGTATTGACTTTAAACCAAGAATCTCCATTTGCGCCAGAAATAATACCTGTCACTATAGCGTTAGCAACAGATGTATTACCAAAAAGAGAATTACCAATGCCGATTGATCTGGTGTTGGCGATATTGATCACAGCACCAGTTTGATCGTGAAAATCTTTACGCAACACAGCTTCGCCATCTTCAGGAAATCCGTAATGCGTTGCTCCGAGCGGCGTGTTGGCAAATGTCGACATAATCCCAACTGTATTCGCTCTATCACGGAAAGTGATGGTAGGAGCAAGATCACCGAAAATATTATTAGAACCAACTTTATTCAGGTTCACGGAGATAGCAAAGGTGTCAATAATATCTTCAAGCTCTAGTGTAAAACTTGCCTTACTAAAACCATCACCACCAATGAATTGTACTCGAGTGCCTCCGAGAGAGCCTGTCGCAGTATACCCAGAGCCGCCTTCAACAAGATCGAAGCTAACAACACCACCCGCACTTTTTATACCTACAACAACACCTTTACCGAATATACCATTCTTTTCTGACACTAGCTTGACAACATCACCCTTAATATAATCTTCACCACCAGATATAACATTAATTTTATTAATACCTGCCTCAACAGTTGTAGAATGTCCACCAGAAACGCCAGAGATGCGGATGGGTTCTTCGTGGTTGAATTCACCCTTCACGTTCGAGACAATAATCTTCATAAGATCTCTAGAACGTGCAACGACTTTAACTACATCCTCAACCAAAGCTTCAGAGCTGGTTTCCGTACCTTGTATTGTTTTACCTATGAAAGAATATGTTTCTGGATCGTAGGGTGCAAGTAGATACCTTTCTCTTGTCCAATCACCATCAGAGACTTTCAGAATCTGTTGTCCTGGGTAGTATATCTCAACATCTTCATTATACAAAGCACGGAATAAAAGCTTATATGAATTCAGCGTACCTCTGGAATTATTGAAGTCGCTGATATATTTTGCAAATAACTTTTTATCTGCCGCAATATCTACAGGGACATTCGGGAGAAGAGTTTTATGGAAATACTTAAAATACTCATCAAGTGTTTCGTTAATGTCTTTATAGCTTTTAAGGTTAAACAGAGCATCCGTAGACTTTCCCTGCTGCTCCATATATTCATAATAAGCTTTGATAAAGTCAAGGAATTTAGCACCATCTTCTTTATAGAAAGAGGGAAACTGATTCTTAACTATTAGTGAGATTTTATCATCTAGTGCCATTTTATTTACTCACCAATAACTGATATGACTGAATCTTTAGAATCCATAATAAGAATTTGTTCTCTAACAGGGGTGACGTCTGTTTTTTCTGGCTTTACATTCACTTTAATTTCGATTCCAGAGAATGCAGTTGGTTTGAAGTTTTCGATATTTACAACGCCCGTATCATAGTCAATGTTTCCTGTTTTCGGAATGAGGACAGTTTCTTTATTATCTGCATATCTAAACACGTTGATATTACCATTACCATCGTCATTAAGATATGCCGAATAACCGTTATATGTAAACTCTGTGGAAATAAGACTATTGCGCCTAATAGCATTATTATATTTGAGAGTAATCTTTTGAGAACGTTGAGTTGTTGGTGTGAAACGTTTTTGTATTTCTAGGACTGCTTCGTTATTGATAATAGATCCGTCAAGGTTATCAAGGTTGCGAAGGAAACGAGAAAACCTCATCTTATTTCCGAACCGTTCTAGATTTGCTCTTGAGAAAGCATCAACTTGAGCTAATACCAGATCTTTAATATCTCCAGTTTTAAGAGTAGTTTCGTCTTTATTGTAGTATGTTGTGATGTTTGGTATCAGATAAAGATATTCCGCATCAATAATAATTGGCTCAACCGCCAGCATAGTTCTAGAGACAATTGATTGTTTAATTTGAGATTTTCTCTGAACAGTCATAAACAGTTCGCCAGTAGGCTTTACCGCTATGTATACAGAACCAGGAACTGGAGGATCTGCCTGCTCACCACCAAAGGCAACTACAGATTCGAGATCACCTTGCTCAGTAATAAGAATCCTTTCGAAGTCTTCAGCTACAACAGCTCTGTTTTGTGTCTGGTACATTCTTGGAGCATTAAATTTAATACTCTCAATAGACTCACGCTCTGCTCCGCCGAAGGATGCATCAACAGTTTGTATGTTGAGAGAACCATAGGATGCATCCAGAAGGATGGTCTTCGCTGAAAATAGTTTAGCACCATCAGAAGAAGCGCCATTATTAACAAGGTAATCGACTATAACAACGTTGCCGTCTTTTAATGGTTTTCCGAGAGAACCTGTTCCAAAAATTATTTCATATTTACCGTCTGGCGCTTCTTCGATAAAGAAGATCGGAGAGGTTTCTTTTATTGTGGAAAGGTTTGTTGCTCTCGAAAACTCTGTTGTGGTTGAGTCTGCAGAAGAATTTTGTACACGAACACGAACACTACCAGCATCAACATTCAGGTTTGGGATAATAATCTTTGTCTTATTTGCTTCTGAGTATGATACACGGTGAGTGAGTGATGTACCTTCTTTAATTTGAACAATCTTAGAAAACCCTGAAGCGTCTCTGTCAATTATAGCTGTTTCTGGCAACACATATGTATATGTAACATTATCAATAACTGTAGTGAATGAAGAATTCTTCCTAAGAGTAATTCTTGTTTCTTCTGCAGGAACATTAAGAAACGTCAGCCTAATATTTGCCTGAGAACCTTTCGAAGATCCTGGAAGATAACCAAGCTCTCTTGCACGAGAAACGATAGAATCTCGCTGTTGAGCTGTATCAAGAAACATTTCGTTAGCCAGCATATTTGTATAATATGAATTATAATGCGTATTATATGCTAGAATATCAATGAGGGTTCCGACTGTGGAACCTTCAAAGTTATAGTCTTTAAACTCTGGACGTGCAGAGAGATAAGATTTCAGGTTATTTTTAATACCATCAAAATCTAACTCTGTTACTTTAAGATATGTATTTGCATCAGCCATTATCTTACTCTCTCTAGTATTACATCTAACACTACTGGCTCAGGATCATTCTGGATCATAAAAGCAATAGAAACAGTAAGTGTGTGGGTTTCTTCGTATTCTTCAACTTGAACGGCAATAACATTTGCTCTTGGTTCATAGTTGTCTAATGTTTCCCTGATCGAATCTTCCATCAATTTTCTTGTGATGGGAGTAAATGGTTCAAACAGGTAATTTCTAATTCCGCAACCAAGCAAGGGTTTATATGGTCTCTCATATTGTTCAGTGAGGATAAGGTTCTTCACTGACTGCCTAACAGCTAAACGATTTGTTTTTCTGGACAAAAATCCAGTGATCGGATGGGCGGTGAAGCTCATGTCGAGGTCACTGAATATTTCTTGCTTTGGTTCGGGCATTTTTTAACCTTGAGTTTTTAATTCTTGAATTTCTTTTCTTCGTTCAACGCACAGTTTTGAAATTTCAGAAAGAGCCTTTCTCGCTCTTGTACCAGCAGATTTGTTTCCGCCTTCGAATTTCTCTACTTCATTCAAGTATGTCTCAAAGAGATTAATTATATTGTCATGATTATTCATTATCTTTTTTCCTTGACTATATGTTCAATAGGGTATATAATAGATTTGTAGTCTTTATAAATCTATTTAGGCATTACCTGCAAATACAGTTCCAGAACCTCCTGTCATACTGCCAGCATCCACACTATCACCAATTCTTGCAACTTGTTTACCAACTGCCCAGACATTTGGTGCACCTGCATTTACTGGAGCAACGTGAGGAGCACAAGGTGGTGATGGCGGAAAGGCATGACTTACTGTCAGATCAGTAACTCTTGCAACTAATATTCCATTCGCAAAAACAGTTCCCTGTCCAGGTGTATCGAGTATAGTTGATCCTGCACAACCGTGACCAGTTGATAGAGAATCACCCTTTCTTGACACACCTTTAGTGCTCATGCCATCACACCTCTTAACCAAGCTGGAGAATTTTTTGATCTGCCAGCTGCAGCCCAATGTCTCGCAGAGCCTTCTGGAACCACATTACCTACCGCAATATCTACATGAGTGCCAATACCCGCCATGTAACTGCGTCCAGCACCTGCTGAAAGTTTCTGACCAGCTTTGTCAGCCTCACTCTTACAGGCTTCAACAAAAGCTTTTGTCTTCTGCGTGTCTTGATGCCCTTCTGGTCTGTCGGTTCTGTATTGGTATTTAAAGTCTCTTGTATATAGGTATACATCAGCACCAAAACCATTGTCGTGTCTATTCGAACCAGTCCTATTTGCACCTTTGCCGCTACTATAACCACCATCAGCTTTTGCGACTTGGCCACCAGAGAAGATGATTACATCGACGTTTACTTTTTTCGCAGCTGCCATAATAATTTTTTCTAGATCAGGAACAAGCTCTTGTCTTCTTTTCTTGCCTGCGTTTCTGTATTCAACTTGCCCAGCATCTCTACCTTTTTCTTCTTTATTTCCACGCACCTGAATAACTTTTATTTTTTCAACCTCTGGAACATAAACATTTCCTGGACCACGATAAGCGGAAGTTGTTCCTGTACTTTGTGCACGGTTGGCAGCAGACTTTTGCGCCTGTCTGCTCTTAGAAGTTTCACCATTTGGTCCGTGTGCAGTATGGGTGGGAAGATCAAAGGTGAAGTCCATTTCCATTTCACCCATTTCTGTAGCAAAGGCTTCTAGTTCTGCATCAGTGAAACTGAAAGAAGGAATAGCAGAAATTTCAGCTGGACCAGCTCCTGTGTCATTCATCTTAATAGAAGAACCGTATTCTGTCAATACACCTTTTGAATTCAAGTCCATAGTTCCACCTGCGTGGATAGTCATATTACCTGTTGCAGCGATATTTACATCTTTACCTTTGAGGTTCATGGTAGACTGAGTAGAAGCATTAATATCTCCTGACGCAAACAGGTTTACTTTTGCATCAGCTTGAATATAAAGGTCGGATAAGGAGACAAGAGAAACTGTTCCTGTCGATTTAATGTTTGTTCTGCCTTCAGTCTTAACATTGATATTACCAATCGACTCTACAAGAACATCTCCACGTGCACCAATATAAGCGCTTCCGCCAACAGAAGTTTTCATATCCCCACCAACATCTATTTTGGCATCACCAGCCACACCAATATGGAGTTCTTCGCTTTGTTGGTGGTTTTTGTTTGCTGCAATCACGATATGTCCATCTGGATGGATTTCAATATACGCTCCAGATCTATGTTGGATGTTTATTCGCTCATGTCCTGGAGTGTCATCAAATTCTAAAGTATGGCCAGACTCAGTATATGTAACGTGGTTGTATGGGTATTGCGCATTATATGGATCACTTAACCCACCAACAGACGCTTTCTTTCTTTCAATCTTACCACCATTAGCTGCATCTATCTTGGAGTTTTCAGGTACAGTCTCGAATTCCTTATCAGTTTCTTCTGGGAATAGTGGCTGTTCGAACAAAATCTGTTCTTTAATTGAATCAAGTTGATCCTGCGTTTCAGCAGATAACTGCTCATCCTTTTTACCTTCAAAATATTCTGGACTCGGCATTATACTTCAGTTCCTGGTCTAAATGACAATTTGTCAGGTGGCGTTCCTTGCAAGAATATTCTCTGCTCAGCTCTTCTCCGATCAGTAAGACCATCGAGAACTTTACCTCCTGCTTTGTTGTAGAGAGGCATAGCGTCTGAAATCTCTTGGTTGCTTCTTCTTCCATTATCTGTAACTTGATCTAGAGCTCCTGGACCAAGGTTGTAAGCAAAACTTGTGAGAGCATCCATCTGCTTTTGTGTCCACTCATACTTGTATTTTGAGTTTACTGAGCTAACAGAAGATTTCATTTCTCCGACAACTTTCTGTAACCTTGATGTTGCCTCACCTTCAGTTATCACCTCATACTTATCATCAGTCTTCGTACCATAACCAATAGAATATTGTTTATAATCGTGATAAGCTCTTGGATGAAATTTCTCAAACTTTTTGATGAGTTCAATCAGGCTGATATCAACACTTACAGTTGATGCTGAAGAATCGTCATTTGTATATGGATCAGCACCCCTTGATCTTGGGTTTGTTGCTGGTCCAATTTCCCTTGGATAAACACCATTCGGATCACTGAATCCCCTAGTTGAAGAGAACGCATCATCATATCCTGGAAGTGAACCAAGGATCAAAGGTTCTTGCGCACGGCTTCCATCTAGGAAAAATCCAAGTACCCAAGAACCCTCAAGCAAACCTGTTGGGGAATTTCCTATCCCGCTGATTCCTGCTGAAGTTGCAGGTGTCATAACCATTGCCCAAGGAAGATCTTCCGAGGGGAGTTCAGCTAAATTGTCTGTGTGGTATCCGAAGATTCTTACTTGACATCTTCCAAGCTTTGCTGGATCATGTCTATTTTCAACAACACCAACCCACCAGACAAATCCATTATCAGCGAGAGTAGATTTCATTATTTCTTAGCTTTTTTCGAAGAGCGTGATTTTTTCTTTTTGGGAGCTTCCATAACTTCTTCCCGTAATACTTCAGGCTCCTGTACAGGCTGTACATCTGGCTCTACAACTTCTTGCAGGAATTGTGGCGTTTTATTTGGTAGTGGCATATTAAATCTCCTTTATACCGTATATCCTAGTTTCGCATATCTGGCTACTGAGGCTTCGTCTTTCAAATCAATCAACCGCAGCTTATCGCTATCATATTTAGTGTTCTCAACAACAACCCATTCTTGATAGATATTATCAGGTCCAGTCTCATAGCTAACAGTTTTTACAATAAACCTTGAACCTGGAGCATATTTTCCTGCATTCATTTCACTCTGAGTTTGGCTGAGATCAAACTCAGGTAAATTACCAAACGTCGATGCATCATAAGCTGCAAAGACGACAAAACTCTTCGTTGTGGCGGAAGGTGGTTTCGGCTTCAAAGCCTTCGCTTTAATTTCTGGAACATCAACAACCTCAAACTCAGAACCGTCGGAAAGAGCAAAGTCAGAACCCTTAAACTCCCCTGTTCCGAGATCCAACACAGACTTCAAGTCTCCTGGATTTGGCACATCACCTATTTCGATTCCACCACCAAGAGAACTAAATTGATCAGCCAGTGAATTTACATCAGGAAGACCAGAAAGAAGTTTGTCTTTAATTCCTAAAGACCCCTTAAATATAGAATCAAGTCCACCATCTCCAATAGCTTGAGAGAAAGAGAATTTATCAATTTCACCAAGAGCTTTAGATGCAATATTATTGATTGATCCTGAACCAATTGATGTTGGTAGTGAAATATTATTAAACTTTGAAGTTATATTACCTGCAATATTATCCACAGAAGGTAATATAGAACCTATGCTCGCATCAGGAACAGAGAGACCACCCCCCAAACCATCTCCTTGCGCTTCGACATAATTATCAGACGGAACACCCGATTCTTTCACACAGGAAACTATTGTTCTGTAATCCCCACCTGTTTTACCATCAGACTTATGTCTCACTCTTGTTATTAAATAGTTTCCGCTGAGTGTTGCATCGTCCGCACCATTTTGGTCATCGGTAGAAGATGAAGATGGAATTCTTAATATGATGGTTTTCCCAACATCTATTTCAGAATCCCCTGGAATTTCTACTGTGAGTTCAATGTTCGTCAGGTTATTGATAAAAGATGTTCTCACGCCCTTAAAGGTAGATTTCCTAGATGGAAGAATACCCTCTTCAGAGAACCTAACATCTAGATCATGCCCCCTTCTACTTGTAGAAACAAACATAGCGGGGTTACTATCAAAACCGACTATTCCTGGAGCTGCCACATCTTGTAGCTTATTAAAAGCGCCATGTACGTTTTCATATTCTATGACGTCTACATTCCAACTTCTTCTCATTATATCAAGAGAAACGTTTGTATTCTTTAACATCCCGCTACGGGCATTCTCGAAGAAACTATTTTGTCTTTCCACGGAATATGAGTTTATCTTATAGAAGTCGCTATCATCATCAAAGTTTTTAGGTTGGTATACATATTGACCAATTGGTTCTTGATTGATCAACTCATTTAAATCTTTAAACTTAAATCCTTGGCTGTCCTCATAAAACACGAAGTATGGGATGCCTGTTGCATTATCCGCCTCATCTGCCAGCATTATAATAGACTCGCTTGGAGAGAGCATTGGTACAATAAACTTTTGATTACCTGAAGTTGGATCACACTCAATAGTTTTCTCAACATCAACCCCAGCTTGAGATACAGTTTCTGAATATATCTTTTTAACAGCAGAATTATAAAGGAATTCTTCTGTTAAATTTTCTACCATATTAGAAATTAGTTGCCCGCTACCGCTGCCATATGATCTACTTACCTTGAACCCCATATCCTGATACATCTCAAGGCTGGAGCCGTTGAGCATATAAACTTCAGAATTGTCATTCATCTTTTGGCGACTGCTGACTTGATATAGAACAAAGGCATGGTTCTTCAATTCAAGGGAATCATCATTAGATTTATATGAGATAGCTACGATCTCACCACCTGTGAAACCACCACCAAGTGTGTTCAATAAAGCAATAGAATCACTCAACACCATTTCAAGCTGCATAAATGGTTCATCCAGAGCTTGGAATATATCCATCTGCACAACCAATTCACTAATGTCAATTAACTGACCACTAGATGAAATTAGGTTTATAATTTTTATGTCTATGTCACCTGCGTGGCGATACCCTTTACTAGCCATTATAAACCATTCTTAATAATGTTTTTTACTTCTGACTCGATTTGATTGAGGTAGCTAACATCAAGGAGCCTTATTCTTCTTTTCTCTTCATTCTTTTCTACTTCATAATCATAATCTGTCAGAAAGGTTTTTTCATCTGGTTGTAGAGTATTATATGTTTCCTCGTCCACAACATAATACTTTTCTTCGGTTACAATACCGTCAAAAGAAACATCCTTTTTCTGATATATCCAGCGATATTCATAGATGTTTTGTTGAGCTGCTGCTATGCCGCCATATTTGTTTTTAATGTAATCTGTGAACATTGGCTCAAACATTGGCCAATCAAATGTTGGGTGTTGAATATCGTTGTAATGCAGAACAACCCAATCCCATTTAGAATTACCGTAGTATTTGTGTGCAATAGTATCGGGTCTATCACCTGCCTGAATCTCATAACTGTGGTATGTTCCAGCAACGTTCTTTACTTCCGAGTTTACTTTAAACCTTCTCATGATATTAGTCAAGAGAACCTGTTTCCCATCACCTTTTAGATCGTGTGATGTTTGGGGAAAGTATTTAAAATAGTTGGACATTATGCACCTCCAGATACACTAGACGAATCAATACCTTCATTGGTAGATTCTTTGGTGATGATTTTTGTTTCTTGGAACCCTAAAGTTATTTCTACTGAAACAGGTGCGCCAGTTTGCTCGAAGAATAGAGGAAGGTTCTCTCCATTATAGTTAACATTAAGAGTTTTGAGAACGCTGTTATGCACTTTGTAGAGGTATGGTGCAATAGAATCAGAGAAAGTAATTTCGAATTCATCGGGATAATCGAATGCAAGAGTGCCAGCTTTATAGTTTGGGTGCATATGAAATTCAAAAGACTTCACGATATTATCAATCATGACAGATTCTTCTTGGCTTCTTGCAATAAACTTATATGCGAATTGGTGTTCCCTAAATCCAACACCCTCAAATAGAACTGCCATATGTGGGTTAATTGCAGTTCCCTCATTTAAGAGGATACCTTGAACCACGTTTTCTGTGCCGCCGATAGCCAACGCACCCCCAACTGCACCAGCCAAGACACCCGCAGTTGCCACCCCTGCTGCTGCGGCTGTTACAGCACCTAAACGAACAGCATCATCTCCGCTAATTTCTTTCTTATCAAGAATGCCCATAACGCCCGCAAGTTTCTCGTTTACAGCAGCTCCAATATCATTTGCTGTTTGCATCGCATTATCGGCATTAATTTTACCTGCAGCGCCAGCACCCAGAACACCAAGGTTTTGGTTTTGGTAGTTTGCTGAATATGATGTTTGTAGGTTGTTCGGGACGGGAAGCGCAATAGTTCTCAGGGTTTCTTTAGTTGCCACTTGTTGCGTTCTTGACTCACGGGTTGATTGGTAAACCCTAAATACCATGAAGTGGTCTGTATCAAGATCACGTGGGAATGATAATCCTCTGTATTTTTTTCTGTATAGAGATTTCAGGGGGCTGTTGATCAAGTTCCCTGCAAGCTTTTTTGATTGGATGAGTTTATTGAAATTAGCATTAACAGATAAACCACCAGATCCGATGTTAAAGTCTATTCCACCATTCAGGACGCTCGTTGCTTTGTTGCGGATATTCGATACTTTAGACTGCAAATTATCTAAAGCTGGAGTTTGGATAGAAGCTTTAAGCGACTTGCCTATATTAAAATTGATAGCCATGTGGACGTCCTATTCGATTTTACTATTATTTATAAGGGGTGATTATGGCAAAGTATTATCAAGGAAAATATAAACCCAAGTATCCAGAGAAATACAAAGGCAACCCCTCAACGATAACATACAGAAGTTCTTGGGAATTAAACTGTATGACATACTTTGATAAAAACCCTGACATTATTTGGTGGGCTTCCGAAGAATTGGTTATACCATACCGTTCTCCGATTGATGGTAGAAAGCACAGATACTTCATAGACTTTTTAATTAAGACTGCAAATAAAGAGGTTGTAGCTATAGAAGTGAAACCTGAAGCTCAAACTCGCCCACCCAAAGCCCAAAAGAAATTAACCAAAAGATATTTGACGGAAGTCCAAACTTGGGGTGTGAACCAAGCAAAATGGAAAGCTGCTGAAGAATATTGTTTAGACCGTGGATGGAAATTTACTATTGTGACAGAGAAACAACTATTCGGCAAAAAGCCTAAATAGTAAAAACATTTGGGGTAAAACATGGCAACCGTTTTTGACGACTTATTATTGAGAGGTATTCGTTCGGGGGAGATCCCTGCACGGACACAATCATCACGTGAGTGGTTCCGGTCTGCAGCACAAGGCAAGTCTGGAGCTACACCTGAAAAAATTGTTAGAGGTAACAGAGAAGCTTTAAAGAACCGTCCTGCCATTGGTAGAATGTATCACTTTTATTATGATCCAAAAACGAAAGCTTCTCTACCATACTATGACACATTCCCGCTAATATTTATGGTCGGTGGCGCTCCTGGAGGTTTCTATGGTATCAACTTGCATTACCTACCCCTCAAACTCAGAGCACAGCTTATGGATGCTCTGTATGACACCGCTAATAACAAAAGGTTCGACGAAAGCACTAAACTTAAAATATCATATGATATTCTCAAAAGTGCTTCGAAATTTGGACCATTCAAACCAACGTTTAAACATTACCTAAAATCAAACGTTAGATCAAGATTTATTCAAGTAGAACCTTCAGAATGGGATATTGCTCTGTTCTTGCCAACAGAGAGATTTGAGAAAGCTTCTAAACGTAGAGTCCATGCCGACAGTAGGAAAATGCTCAAATGACATTTAACATCCAAACCTTAACAAGTTCTATAGAAAAGACAGGAGTCGCCAAGGCTTCTCACTTTGAGGTTCAATGCACTGCTCCAAGTCCAGTCTCAGAGATGGAAAGAGATATGATGTATCGGGCAGAGGCTGCTGAGATTCCAGGAAGATCTCTAGCAACTGTAGAACACAAGTTTGGTAATATGGGACCAATTACTAAAATCCCCTATTCTCAAGTCTTCACAGATATGACAGTCACATTCTTGTTAAGTGAGGATTTGAGAGAAAAACAATACTTCGAGATTTGGCAAGAGCTTATGTATAACACAGGCGCTTTTGAAAGTGGTTCTTCAACAGGTATGAGTAAATTCAAACCAAAGTATTTTGATGATTACACAGGAAGTGTTATCATACGTCAATATGGAGCAAACGGTAATCTGAGGACGATCACAACGCTCGTGGATGCCTATCCAATCATAATTTCTCCGATCTCTACCAATTGGAGTTCTGGAGAACTTATGAAGATGAATGTGACTTTTGCTTATAGATACTACAAGCTTGCGTTTGAGATGCAAGATCAGCCACACAGAGTTGCGCAAGGTGGGATCTCTATTGGTCGTGGTGGCATAAAAGCCAACTTGAATTTGGGACCACTTAATCTTGGGCTAAATAACGGGAGAGTTTCAGGGAGCGTAAAAGCCCCAACGTTACAAACACCCCTGGGACCAATTGGCTTTAGAATTAGAATTTAATGATAGGATATAATAATGCTACCACAAATATCAACACCAAGCTTTTTTACTAAGCTTCCGTCATCAGGTCAAGAGATTGAATATCGCCCGTTCCTTGTAAAAGAGGAAAAGATCCTGCTGATGGCAATTGAGGGTGGTGACTCTAAAGAGATTATGAACGCTGTTTTGAAGATTGTCGGAGATTGTGTAAAAACAGAGATTGACGCCGATAAAATCTCAACATTCGATGTTGAGTATTTGTTTTTAAAGCTCCGTGGTAAATCTGTCGGAGAAGTTATTGAATTAACCCTCACACACCCGCAAGGAGAGTGTCAGGCAAAGACAAAGGTGGCACTAAACCTTGATGACATTCAGGTCCAAGGTGTTGTTACCGATGGTAAGATTATGATTACTGATGAGGTGGGAGTTAAGATGAGGTATCCAAATCTAACAGATATGGATAGAATTCAGAAAGCTCTTGAGAATGATAATACTGGATCAACATTTGATATTATTGCTATGTGCGTTGAATATATTTTTGATAATGAAGATGTTTACAACGATTACACAAAAAATGATTTGGAAGAATGGTTGGGTAATTTGAATCAAAGTCAGTTTAAAAAGATCTCTGACTTCTTTTCCAGTGCACCCAAACTTCGCCATGAATTAAATTGGCAATGCAACAGTTGCGGTGAAAAAGAAACACTTGTTCTGGAAGGGCTTGAAAGTTTTTTTACCTTAGCATGATACATGACTCCTTAGCGAATATGTATCAGATGAATTTCGCACTAATGCAACACCATAAGTATAGCTTAACTGAGCTAGACAATATGATACCCTTTGAACGTGACATTTATATTACTTTGTTAAAACATCATCTTGAGGAAGAAGAAGAAAAACAAAAACAAAGGAAATAAAAATGGCTGCAAAGCAACTAGAATCAGGTTCCGCATTTGACTATCTCGATGAAGATGGTGACGGAGTAATCACCGACGATGAAATGGCTCGTGCAAAAGAGATCGCTGAGTTCGAACACCAACGAGCGATGCGTGAAAACGAAGATAAGAAAGAAGATCAAATTAGATCTATGGCGTGGTTCGCTCTTTGGGGTATGCTACTCTATCCTATATTGATCCTTGCTACGTCTTTGTTTGGTGTTGAAAAAGCTGCAACTATTATCGGAGATATTGCTCCAACATACTTTGTTGCTATCGCTGGTTTGGTAGCTGCATTCTTTGGCGCTCAGGCGTATACTAAAGGAAAATAAAAATGAGTAATTTGCCAGTTGTTGCTGGGCTTGAAGAGCTACAAGCAACCAATACAGATAATCGCCAACGACTGCAGAAGAGCCTTCGAGCTGGTTTGTTGAATGTGGTTAAATCTGTCCAGAGCCTCGAGAACACTATGGTCAATATAGCTCGAGCGCAGATGGAACAGCAACAGCTGGCAAATTTTGCTGCACTTGAGGCTGCTAGAGAAGCTGCAAGAGGAGATCAAGGATCC